CCACCACCATAAGTGTTGGTAATATAAGGTCCTTGTAAAACCTGTATTGCCTGGTTGGTTACTGAGCCAGAACTATTGGCGATTGGACTAGCGGTAGCACTAACTCCTCCTACATCTGATGCATGTACAGGGATTACACTTACACTTGCTGCAAATAATAGACATAACTGTTTTATTGACTGAAAATTGAGGTTGTATCTGTGACGCTTTGTATTGTTGTTGTTCGATTTATTATTGTATGTGTCTGAAGACCTGGGGCTACGTAGTGTTCTGTGAACTGAAACGCCTCCCCTGCAGTGTGTTGCGTCCAGTTTGGTTTGTTGGCGGTGTCTAGACCTGTCCATGATGAAGTCACTCCATTCAATGTATTTGTTTGAGCACTACCTGCGTCAGGTGTTAGGCTCGTCCCATCGTGTTGTACATTTGTACCACTGACTGAATAAGTCCAGCCTGTTGCGTAGTCCATAGAATTAATGGTCTCCGTCACTGTGGAAGTCGTTTCCGTGTGAGAAGTCATCGATCCTTGAGTAAAATTAGGGACCACGGGCACCGCACTAGCAGGTGCTACTGCTAGTGTAAACAGTAAGAAGGGAAGTCTTCTTACCATAACTCAAAATATATTAAGTTCTGTGATGCTTTGTCCAGTGGCTGTGGTACCTGCACCACCAGCTGTTATTGTCATAACTCCTGCACTGGTTATGGTTCCAGCGAGTGTTCCAGCAGTTCCTGCTGAAGTTGAAGTTTGATTACTGAAGTTTCCTACAGTACCAACTGTCGGTGCTGCTGTTGAAACAGCGTCCGCTTGAGTGTATGACTGGGTAAAGCTGAACGCTGCACCAGGTACATCCTGAGTTGCTGCTATAGTACCAGGAGCATAAACACCTGATGTTATAGTACCAACACTGACTGTTGATGCTGTGTTACCATCAGTGGTATCAACACCATTTCCCGTTATCGAGAACGAGGATCCGATCCTCTCAACTTGAGTTGCTGCTGCATCTACCCTGAGTTGCACACTCGAAGATAATTTATGCGTGATGTCTGCCTTTGCAGCAGTCATCGGAGCAGCTAACGCTAACATAATAAAGGGTATGAGTTTTTTCATTTGCATACGTAGCATTATAGCCGTATTTATGTTAGTATATATCTTAATGGTATAATTACTTATTACAATGAAGATTTTTCTTGACACTGCTGATACAGAAGTTCTCAATAGGCACTATGTTACTGGACTTCTTGACGGAGTAACTACAAATCCGACACTGATTCGTAAAAGTGGACGTGATCCTCTTGCTGTTTATGAAGAGATAGCAGAGATAGGATTCACTGACATTAGTATGGAAGTTGGTGGTAACGGACTAGAGATGGTACAACAAGGGCGAGCACTTAGAGAGAGATATGGTAGCATAGCAACAATAAAAGTACCATGCACACCAGAAGGACTATGGGCATGCCGAGAGTTGAAGCGTGATCTTATAAATGTAAACGTAACATTGATTTTCTCAGCATCACAAGCGATACTTGCTGCAAAAGCAGGTGCTAAGTATGTCTCACCTTTTGTGGGTAGATTGAATGACAACTCTTTCAATGGGTTAGGTTTGATTACGGACATCAATACCATCTACACAATGCAAGGTGTACATGAAACAGAGATATTATCTGCATCACTAAGAGATGTATCTAGTGTGTCTGGTTCGTTTGCTAAAGGTGCTGACATATGTACAATTCCTCCATCAGTCTTTGAGAAGATGTATAATCATGTTCTTACTGATAAAGGATTAGACCAATTCAATAAAGACCTTGAGACAATAGCAAATGCAAATAATTCATGACGCTGTAGATGATGAGTTAGTCACTAGGTGTCTGGAAGAGATCAATAGAAAGAAGAAGCAAGATGTCTGGGGTATATCCAAATGGAAATGGGGTATGCCACTCACTAAAGGGTTCAAACAATTCTGTTTCTCTTCTAGACCTGAGGTATATCAATTCAATGACCTTAGGAATCAACTTACACCATACTTCAAGAGAGTACCTACAAATATAAACTATCACTTGTGGTTACCAGGTTCTGGTATCAACTGGCATGATGATAACATGAACATCTATGGTGCTACATTATATTTGAATGATTGGATACCAGAGAAGGGTGGTGTATTCATGTGGAAACCTAATAACTCTGATGAGTTGAAGTGTGTTCACCCTAGAAGAAATATGTTGATGATAAATGATGAGGGTGAAAGGCATGCTGTTACTCCTATCATGTCAAATGAGGAAGGAGGAATGAGAATGTCTGTGCAGATATTCTGTGCATTACCTGGTGAAGAGTTGAATCATGGTAGGATGCCAGAACCTAAACCAGAGAAGAAGAGGAAAGTAAAACGTGCACCTTCACTCTAAACATATTGGTCTTGACTGGGCAGATGATATAGAACTGCTATGTAAGAAACTAATATTACAACATAAGTGGAGTAGTAAGAATTATAAGAGAGGTGAGTATGTTTTCAACATAGCACCTAACAACCTAGGATTCTTTCAACCTCTGTTTGATATAATAAAACAAGAAGTTATAACACTATATCCTAAGGCAGATATACCAGACAGAACATACAATGCTAGTTGGGCATACGTATCTAATGTGGATAGAAGTGTCACCTATGTTCATAATCATATGAGTGAGAAGATACAGAAAGATATATCTACTGTCTTCTACTTACGGAAACCACCACACTCAGGCGACATCATGTTTTTACTGGATGGTAAAGAGCATATACATACACCAGTAGAAGGAGAACTACTGATATTTCCTGCTACTTATTTCCATGCACCTTTACCATCAAAGACAAAGGAGTATAGGATAGCGATCAATGTAAATGTAATCACACTCAATAGGTATGATTGCTTTCTTGACAAATGATTTGAATATCAGTATAATTATATCGTTAGTTACCGAAAAAATGTCTACGAAAGGATCTTTTCTTTCAAAGTTCAAAGAAAAAACTCAACTCCTAGTTGATGCTGTAGAAAACAGATTGGATTTAGAGTATGATCATCCCAGTTTATACTCTGCCTTGAAGTCATACTATACTGAACAGGAAATTTATTTTTATAATGATAAAGACAGAGACTATGATGTAGTCATGGAGAATTTAGAGTATGACCTTTTGAATACAGGATTTATTTTATGATGGAAAAAGAAAGGAGACCATGGGGTTACTTCACTGTCTTACAGAGAGGTGATAAGTATTGTGTCAAAGAACTATTCATTGAACCAGACATGAGAATCTCATTACAGTTCCATAGGTATCGTACCGAGGACTGGGTTGTTGTTGAGGGTAATGGTATTATAACTCAAGGTAATCTTGAGACACCATGCAAGGTTGGTGATACATTCTACATACCAATTGAGCAACGTCATCGTATACAGGGTGGTGAGAAAGGTATAAGAATTATAGAAGTGCAAAGAGGTAAGTGTGTAGAGGATGATATCGTAAGATTAGAAGATGATTATAATAGAGTAGAACAACATGCATGGGGTCACTACTAATGAATGTAGAAGATCTCCGCAGTGGTGCACCATTAAAAGCAGTTGATTTTACACCAGAAGACCCTGCACATTACCAACGTGGTAAGATACAAGTCTGGGATTTTATAGCAGATCAAGGACTTGATTTCTTCACTGGTAATGTAGTGAAGTATGCCTGTCGTGCAGGACACAAAGATGATAAAGTTCAAGACCTCAAGAAGGCAAAAGCATACATCGATAAACTTATAGACTTATGTTCTTAGTCACAGGTGGTGCAGGATTTATAGGTAGTAACTTCCTACACTTTCTAAAAAAATATACAGAGGTAGATGATCAGATTATTATAATAGATAATCTTTCTTATGCTGCTGACAAAAAGTACATGCCAACAGACAAACAGTTTGTCTTTGAGTATTGTGACATATCAAAAGAAGAGAATGTAAATTATATCTTTGATAAGTATAAGATCAAGAAAGTATTTCACTTTGCTGCTGAGTCACATGTTGATAATAGTATAACTAACTATAGACCGTTCTTAGAAGCAAATGTAATTGGCACTATCAACTTATTGAATGCCAGTCTAAGACATAACGTAGAGAAATTTCATCACATATCTACTGACGAAGTGTATGGTTCGTTGGAGTATGATGATACTGAATTATTCAAGGAGACTACACCTTATGACCCAAGGAATCCGTACTCAGCAAGCAAAGCAGCGTCTGACCATTTTGTCAAGACGTGGCATAACACTTATGGTATACCTTATCTTATTACTAACTGCAGTAACAACTATGGTCCTCATCAACATGTAGAGAAGTTGATACCGAAAGTTATATTCAATGCGTTTAGGAATAAGATAACATATATGCATCAAGGTGGACATCAGATAAGAGATTGGTTATATGTTTATGATCACTGCACTGCTATATGGGAATTAGAATCTCAAAATATTATCAACAATCATTTTAATATTGGTGGGTCAAACGAGATGAGAAATATAGATGTAACAATAATGATCTTAGACATGTTGAAAAAACCACATGACTTGATTGGTATCAGCAGTGAACGACCAGGTATTGACAAAAGATATGGTATGGATCATACTAAGATACATCAGTGGACAACATGGAAACCTTCAACAGATTTTGAAGTTGGTCTCCGTGCCACAATCACATGGTACCTTGAACAATTAGTATGATTTCTTTATACGGATGCGGTTTCATCGGGAGACACTTCAAACATCTTTACGAACCACAAGTCGAAGTACAGGACAGGGATGAGAGAGTTCCTGCCCATAATAATATCTTGTACATGCTCTCTACTACACACAACTATCATGTACATGATGAGATCACTAGAGATGTTGATACAAACTTGAAGATTTTATGTGAAGTTCTTGACTACTGTAGGTCAGAAGATATTACATTCAACTTTGTATCATCATGGTTTGTTTATGGAAAGGGAGGGATACTACCTGCTAAAGAAGATTCACATTGTAACCCTACGGGATTTTATTCTATTACTAAGAAGTGTGCAGAAGATCTTATCATATCTTTCGCACAAACCACTGGTATGAAGTATAGAATCCTGAGACTATGTAATGTTATGGGTGAAGGTGATACTAATGCAAGTAGAAAAAAGAATGCTATCCAATGGATGGTAAACGAACTAAAACAAGATCGTGATATTAAAGTATATGATAATGGATCTCATTGTCGTGATATAATGCATGTGAAGGATGTTTGTAGAGCAATGAAACTTGTCATGGACAAGGGTGAATTGAATGAGATCTACAACATAGGTTCAGGTGAACCAACAAAGGTAATGGAGATCGTATCACTTGCAAAACATTTCACCAGATCAAGAGGTGAGATAATAAGTATTGATCCACCTGAGTTCCATAATAATGTACAGACTCAAAACTTCTGGTTGGATACAACCAAGTTGAAGCGGTTGGGTTTTGCACAACACATAACTAATGAATTCATAGTAAAAGATTTATGTATAATCTAAGCGAACAGGTCGACAATTTTATATTCAGTCTTGAGAAGAGTGGGTATGAAACAATGAAGTACCTACCAAATCAAAATTGGAAACCAGGTGACCCAATCTATTACTCAGGTCCTTACTGGGATAATAGAGAAGTTACTGCTGCTATAACAACACTACTAGGTGGTCAGTGGTTGCCAGCAGGGGAGAATGTC